CCGTAAGGGTGCAACGGTAGGGCAATGGAAACGTATCTCCACCCCACGCTGTAGATCGTGTCCAGACGCAGATACGTTCTGGATGCTTACGCCTCGTAAGGGGAGCCGGTGGGTTCGAGTCCCACTGCTCCCCGCTGAATACCGGCATAAGCCGGTGTGGCGTCGCCGTCGGCCTGACAGACGGCAAAATGGAGGCTACATTGTCGATATTCGGCTTTAGTACCGAGACCTCGCAAGGCGGGGATTTCCTGCCGATTTTAAAATACGATGCACGCGCCGGACGTTTCTTCCGTGTCGATCGTGTCGATACCGGCTCTGGCTTCGTCGGCGAGAGCGCCGACATCACCGGCAACTTCAAGGCGATCGTGGACTTCGACAACGTCGAGGTCGGCTGGATCGACTTCCAGCCCGGCTCCGCGCCGTCGTTCGCGCTGGTGCCGATGGGCAGCAAGCTGCCCGACCGTCCGACGCCACGCCACAAGAATGGCGTGCGCTTCATGGTGAAGCTGGCGAAGGAATGCACCGGGCCTGACGGCAAGGCGATCAGGGAAGTCGCCGGTACCTCGAAGGCCTTCCTGTCCGGCATCGAGAACATCTACCTCGAATACCAGAGGGACAAGGCCAAGAACCCCGGCAAGCTGCCGGTTCTGATGCTGGAAAAGACCGTGCCCATCAAGACCGGCTCCGGCGAGAAGAGCAGCACCAACTATCATCCGGTGTTTGCGATCGCGGGTTGGGTGCCGCGCGGCGATCTGGCGCCGCAGCCGAAGGCGAACGGCGGCGGACAGCAACCGCAGTCAACGCCGGGTAACGTCGCGCCATCGACCGGCGCGCAGCCCAAGGCGGCGCCACAAGCGCAGCCTTCCCTCGCCGACGATTTCGGCTGATACTAAAAAATTGAGCGCCGGGGGCTATCACCTCCGGCGCTCAAGACCCGTCCCCATGCAACCGCAAAATCACAAAAGGACCAGTCGTGTCTATACCAGACGACCACCCCGACCTCAACCCGACCGGCTTTGATCCCAGCTTCGCCACGCCTCGCGGCTGGGCCGAGATGTACCGCGCCGCTGGCATTCAGGTGGTCCCCTGCAAGGACAAGCGCCCGGCACTGTCGCAGTGGGCCGATTTGCAGGAGAGCCTCGCGCCGGAGGCTACATTCGCGCGCTGGTACAGGACAGGAAGCGAACGCGGCGACATGGGGATGATCACCGGACCCTGCTCCGGCAACATCCTCGTTCTCGACCTCGACATCCACAAGCACCCGGAGGCGGCGGCGTGGTGGCGCGATCTGGTGGAGGCCGAGAGCCACGGCATCGAGCCGGAGGGGCCTGAGCAGGTCACCGGCGGCGGCGGGGTGCAGAAGCTGTTCAGGGCGCCTCCCGGCTACCGGGTGCCCACCAATCGCACCTCCATAGGCGTGGACGTCAGGGGGCACGCCGGTTTTGCCGTGCTGCCGCCCACCATGCACGCCAGCGGCAAGGAATACGCTTGGATGCCGCTGCGCGGCCCTTGGGAGGTCGCCATACCGGATGCCCCGCAATGGCTGCTGGACGCCATAGAGGCGCTGGTAGGGGAGCATGGCGGGCATCAGGGCGATGGAACGCGCACGGCCTCACCGGAGAGCGAATACGACGCCTTCGGCAACGTGCAGGACGGTCGCGAGGCGGTGATGCGGAGCGTGGTCTGGCGCCACATTCTGGAGATGTACCGCATGGCGCCTATCCTGCCGCCGCGCTACCAGTTGGAGGCGCTCGCCACCGCCGCCTACGAGGACTACGAGCGCCGGGTCGGTTGCCGCATCGAGAACGTCAGCAAGCGGGTCGGGCTGGAGCAGGAGCGCCGTGGCCGGACGGCCTTCGAGGGCAAGTGGCGCGCCGCCATGCGGCGCTGGGGGTCGGCCAAGATGAAAGTCGAGGCGGCGCGGCCCAATCCAAAGTCAAGGCCCGACCTAAACGACGATTTCGTTTCGCAGCCCAAGATCGACCCGGCAACCGGCGAGGCGCTGCCGCTGCTGCAAACGTCGGCGCAGTTCCTGCGCGGCTTCGTGCCGCCCGACTACCTGATCGATAAGCTGATCCAGAAAAGCTACCTCTACGCACTCACCGCCCGCACCGGCCACGGCAAGACTGCCGTCGCCATGCTGATGGCGTCCACGGTGGCGCGCGGCGTGCCGTTCCACGGTTACGAGGTAGCGCCCGGCAGGGTGCTGTTCCTCGCTGGCGAGAACGCGCAGGACGTCCGCGCCCGTTACAAGGTTCTCGCCGATCACGAGAAGTTCGACCCGGAGGCGGTGCCGTTCTACTTCGTGGACGGCGTCATCGACATCGCGGTCAGCATGCCGAAGATCATCGAGGAGGCGACGAAAATAGGCGATCTGGCGCTCATCGTGGTGGACACGGCGACGGCGTATTTTCGCGGCGACGACAGCAACAGCAACGCCCAGCAGGGCCTGTTCGCGCAGGTGCTGCGGCGGCTGATCGCGCTACCCGGTAACCCGGCTGTGCTGGTCAACTGCCACCCGGTGAAGAACGCAACAGCCGACAACCTGATCCCGCTGGGCGGCTCCAACTTCATCAACGAGGTGGACGGCAACCTGACGCTCTGGTCGGAGGAAAAGACCTGCGCGCTCAACCCGCATGGCGCCAAGTGGCGCGGCTCCCCGTTCGAGCAACTGGAGTTCGAGTTGCGGACGGCAACCAGCGACACGGTCAAGGACAGCAAGGGCCGGTGCATGCCTTCGGTTGTGGCGGTGCCCATCACCGAGGCCGGGGCCGAGCGGCGGCTCCAGACGGCGGAAGCTGACGAAGATACGGTGCTGAAGCTGATCCACGGTTATAAAAACTCCAGCTTCACTGAACTTGCCAAGCTGGCAATGTTCACGCTGCCGGATGGACGGCCCTACAAGTCGAAGGTGCAGCGCATTGTCGAGCGGCTGAAAGCCAGCAAGCTGGTGTTCAAATATCGCGGCTCGAAGTACCGGCTGACCAAAAAGGGCTGCAAGATCGCCGGGGTGAAGTGGGAAAAGGACGACGACGATGACTAAAGTTCCATCGTACCGAACCGCAAAAAACGGCGGTACGATTTCAGTCGCCGTACCGGCGGTTTGGTACGACGGTACGTTTCGGAACGAATTGAAATCAACCTTATGAAAATACTCATAAATCCTCGTGGTACGTTTCAGGTACGGACGACTGTTTACTGTCGTACCGTACCGCACCCGTACTCTTGGGGGGTGTGGGGGGTTTTTTTGGAGCAACGGGAGGGACTGGCATGGCGAAAAGGGTAAAGAAGCTGACGACCGAGATCAGGGAGGTGACGAACCCAGACCGCTGGGACCGCAGTCACGGCACCTACATAGCGGGCAGGGCCTTCATCGACGGCGCCGATGCGGTGGCGGTCGAGATGGAGCGCTATTGGGGCGTGGACAGGCTCAGGCTCTTGGTCACTCCCGAGGTGCGCGAGAAGTTCGACAGGCAGCGCTACCTGTTCAATCAGGCCATCGGTAACGGCGACCTCGAGAGCGTGCGGCGCGAAAGCACCCGCATGATCGCCGGGTGGATGGCGTGCAACAAGATCGCGCTTGCCGCCGGGCACACGCGCATGCCGCCCGAGGTGTGGGAGGTGGCGCTGGGCGACGGCACGGTGGCGTGGATCACCAAGACGCCGGTCGAGGCCAAGCAGGTGCTGGCGCAGGGGCGCCAGATCACGGTCTACAGCCTTGAGGAGGTCGGCCACATTCTGAGCGCACACAGCCTCGTCAACAAGGTGAAGGCGACATGGCCGGGGGCGCAGGTAGTGGCGGCGAAGCAGGTGGTGGACCCGCTGCGGGCGATCGACAGACCGACCGGGTTCGACGAGCCGTTCAACGACGAGATCAAGATCGCCCGCTAGTAGGCGATTAGGTCGCAGTCGTCGAGATCGACATTGACGATCTGGTCGCTGCCGTCGAGCCGCACGGTGGCGACGTCCTCGCGGGCCTTGTAGGTGGTGCCCTTGAGCAGCGCCGGGCGCTGGTGCCAGAGCGTGGTGACGTAAAGGACTTCCCCGACACGCTGTTGCATGCCGGGGTTGACGTAGTCGGGGATGCGGACGCGCAGCTTCATCTGCCGGGCAGGGCGTCGATGGCCTCGGCGTGCTTTTCGAGGTCACGCCGCAGCCAGATGATGAAGGTCTGACGCTCGATCCAAGCGTCGCGGGCAGCTTCGTATTCCTGCGGGCGGTGCTGGTAGTCGCGGCCATTGGGTGCCGCTGCGGTCATCGCTTCCGACACCAGCCGCAACGCGCCGATGACGGCGAGTTGCTGGCTGACGAGGTCGGTCTTGTCGGTGCCGTTGATGCTGATCTGCGGCATCACGAGGGGCTGGAAGGTCATTCGACATCTCCGTTGCGGGCCGACACGCGCAGGGCGCGGACTTTGGTGACGTTGGTGTGGGCGGTGATGAACTGCGGCGACAGTTTCGCACGCACGGCCTTCATGTCGAGGGTCTCGCGATCGGTCTCGCTGATCGAGAGGCGGAACAGTTCGCCTTCGTAGGCGCCGGGCTTGAGGTCGGCGAGGTCGGCCTTCAGTTCCTTCTCTTGCAGTTCGAGTTCAGCGATCTTCGCCTTGATGGCGCCGAGGGCGTCGATCGTGGCGGTCAGGTTGGTCTTGGTCATGTCCGTTGCTCCTTTGTGTGATGGACAAAAGTGTAGTGGGCCATCTCGACACTGATGTCAAGATGGCCCGGTGATGCTCAGCCCTTGACCAGCCACTGCTTGGTCTTTTTGTCGAAGCCGGTGTGGGTCTGCTTCCAGCCAGCGAAGCGGGCTTCCGAGAGTTCGAGATCGGCCTTCAGCGCCGCGAGACGACCTTCCTGCTCGCGCAGCGCTGCGTCCTTCATGTCGTCGTAGCTGCGGTAGGCGCTGGCGCGGTAGACCTGCACGGCCTTTGGCTCGATGGGTAGGCGCGTGTTGGCGTGACAGGCGTCGCCACAGGCCTTGCGGTGCGCCTGATAGAGGTCGCCATCGTGGTCGCCCTCGACGACGAGCGCCTCGAACTCGCTGCGGCTGAAGAACTCCGTGATCGGCTTGGAGAACTTCTGGTGGCGTCCGTAGGTGCCCACGAAGTACGGCTCGCATTCGGTCTCGACCGGGAACGGCAGCTTCACTTTTTCGGCTTTGATTGCCTTGATGCTTTCCTTGGTGTCATCGATCATCTGCTGGAGCGAGACGATCAGGTCGGCGAGCCGGGCACGATCGACCTCGAACGGCAGGTACTTGGCGCCCATGCAGGAGGCGGTCTGCCAGCCGTAGCCGGGGCGCTCGTAGCCGTGGTGCGCGATGGTCCCCGTTTGGGCGAATATCTGCCGACCGCAGCACTGGCAGGTCATGGCGCTGGCTTGCTTGCGGGCCTTCTCAGCCGCGATCGCGGCCTTGCGGCTCTCGCGGTAGGCCTGACGCTCTTGGTAGTTCATTCCAGACAGGATGTTGTAACGCATGGTGATGGCTCCTCTGTTTCGATGCCCTATATGATGCCATTCTGGCCCCGGTGTCAACAGGGTTAAAACCGCCTGTAAATGCCTTGTTGACAGCGGTGTCAGGGAGGCGCTATATGGGGCATCGTAACAGGAGGTCCATCACATGCGATACGCCGCACAGATCGTTTTTCTTCAGGTTTCCGAGCGCAAGTGGCGCGGCAACCTGCTCAACCGGGAGCAAGCTATCGACACCGCATATGCCGAGCGCGGTCAGGATGGCAGTAACCCGGTGATGCGCTGCATCATCACGCAGGACGCGGATGGTGACTGGTGCGAACTGATGACGCAGGGAGAGGCCGTGGGAAGTCGCCGCTACAGCCGCCACCCGAGCGTGAGCGCCGCGCAGAACGCGGCCATCAAGTGGTGCGGGCGGCGTTTCAAGATCGAGGTACAGGATGTCGCCTAGCAACTGGCAGCACGAGCGCACGCTCACCCCGCTGCAATTCAAGCGCATCGTCAAGCAACTGGGCATGAGCCAAGCCGGGGCCGGGCGGTACATAGGTGTGAGCCTTCGTACCGTGCGCCGCATGGTGAAGGGTCAGGCCGTGGTCCCCGCGTCGGCAGCGCTGCTGCTGCGATCGCTGGTGGCGCACGGTGAGACCCCGGTGGTGCCGAAGTGGATCGGAGACTGACCATGTACATCTCAGGCACGGTACTCATGTGGGTCGCGATCGGGTTGGTGGTCCTCGCCATCATCAGCCCCAATCGCTGATCCGGCTTGCTGCAAAATCAGAGGGCGCGTAGTGTCCCGCATTCGGGCGCCACGCGCCCTCTTCGCGTTGGGGGTGAGCCGATGTCGGAAGCAAAGATCAGGTCGCTGATCGAGGACACCGACAGAAAAACCCGCGACGACATGACGGCCGCGCTGACGGCTGCGGTACTGACCGCAACTCATGAGATCGCGCAGATACGCGCCGACGGGCAGAAGCAGCTTGATGCCTTGCGCCGCGATCTGGATGAGTTGCGCGATCGCTTCGACATGGTTAGCGGTTCAAACGGAGGGCGGGTACGACCCCGTTAAATAATTTGCCTCGAAAGAAAATACCCGCCGACATTCGCTCGCTGGCAAGGGCCTACACCGACGAAGCGATCAGGCGGCTCGCTGCGCTGATGCGAAATCCCGGCGCCGATCAGCCGACCAGCACGAGCGTGCATGCCGCGCAAATTCTTCTGGAGCGCGGCTGGGGCAAGCCGCACCAGACTGTGAGCGGCGAGGACGACGGCCCGATCGAGATCATCATCAGGAAGATGCTCGATGGCAAAGATTGAACTCGACCTGCCGTTCAACGGCTGGGCGCCGCGCCCGCATCAGCGGAAGTTGTGGCGGCATCTCGCGCGTGGCGGCAAGCGAGCGATGGCGGTGTGGCACCGGCGGGCGGGCAAAGACGAAGTCTGTTTGCATCACACTGCCGTCGCCGCGTTCGAGCGCGTCGGAAACTACTGGCACTGCCTTCCCGAGTTCTTGCAAGGCCGCAAGGCGATCTGGACGGCGATTAACGCTCACACCGGCAAGAGGCGCATCGATGAAGCATTCCCACAGAAGCTGCGAGCCAACACCAACGACAACGAAATGTTCATCCGCTTCCACAACGGAAGCACTTGGCAGGTCATTGGCAGTGATCGATACGACGCCACCGTCGGCGCCGGTGTCGCAGGAATTGTCTACAGCGAGTGGGCGCTCGCCAACCCCAGTGCATGGGCCTATCACCGGCCAATGGTCGAAGAGAACCAAGGCTGGGCGGCGTTCATCACTACTCCCCGAGGACGCAATCATGCGCTCGCCATGTTTCGCCATGCGGAGCAGTCGCCCGACTGGTTCGCCGAACTTCTCACCGCCGAGGATACCGGCGCCCTCACGCAAGCTGCTCTCGCTGCGGCGCTGAAGGAGTACACGGCGCTCTACGGCATGGACGTCGGCACGGCGCAGTACAAGCAGGAATACTTCTGCGACTGGCAAGCGGCGATCTTGGGCGCCTACTTCGCGTTCGAGATGGCACAAGTTCGCAGCGAAGGCCGCGTCATCGCGGTTGAGGCCGACCCCGATCGGCCGGTACATCGAGCGTGGGACTTGGGCGTGCGCGATGACACCTCGATCTGGTGGTGGCAGGTGCAGGGAGCACAGCCGATCATCCTCGACCACTACGCGGCCAGCGGCGCCGGTGTCGATCACTTCGCCGGTGAGATCGAGAAGCGCCGCGACATTCACGGCTGGAAGGACGGCACCGACTGGGTGCCGCACGACGCCAAGGTGAAGGAGTTTGGCACCGGCAAGACGCGGGTCGAGAGCATGCAAGCGCTGGGGCTGCACCCGATGCTGGTGCCGTGGGCGACGTTTGCCGACGGCATCGAGGCGGCGCGGCGCACGCTGCCGCTGTGCGTGTTTCATCCGCGTACCGAGGAGACCGGCATCGCCGCGCTGGAGCAATACCGGCGCGAGTGGGATGACGAGAAGAAGGCGTTCAGGGCGACCGACGTCCACGATTGGACGGCGCACCCGGCGGCATCGTTCCGCTACCTGTCGCTGGCGTGGCGTCAGGCCGATCGGCGTGAGGTGGTGGTGCCGAAGCAGGAAGGCTGGACCATCCCACCGCCGCCTGACGATCGCAGGGGGATGAGGCTGTGAGGAAGCTGCGTGGCATCGCGATGTGGCTGGTGGTGCATGTCCCTTTAGGCCCATTGACGCCGCACCTGCTGGCGTTTGCTCTGGGCGCGAGATCGTATCGCAGGGTTGATGGAGAGCGGTGATGGCGATCAAGACGGCGCTGACGTTCGAGGAGAAGGTGACGGCTGCGTACCTGCATCACGCGCAGGGCGTCGATCAGCATGTGATCGCGATGGCGATGGGCGTCAACATGGGTCGCGTCAACGAGGCCTGTGTCGCCGTCCGTAAGGCGCTGACGCCGAACAGTGCGCCCGGCAATGTCACTCAACTAAAAGAGAAGCGGGCATGACACTGGCTGAGGCCCTCGTGAAGCAGCAGCCGCACCTCGCCGGTGATCCGCTGATCGCGCTGCTGGAGGCGAACCCGGAGCAGACCGAGTTGCTGCTGCCGGTGCTGGTGCTGTCCACGCTCCAGTACAACGAACTCAAGCGCATGGTGCCGAAGAGCGCCAAGCAGATCGATCGCGTGGCGCGTCAGGTCACCAAGCACAAGCTGGGGGATTACGATGGCCGAAGCTGAAGAGCCAAAGGGCGCCGCCGCTGACGACATCAGGCACGACGACCTAGAATATAATCCCAAGCACGAGCCTGAGAAGGCTAAGGCGTGGCTCAACCTGCTGTTAGAGAGCGAGAAGGCCTTCGAGAAGTGGAACGACCACTGCGACAAGATCGACAAGCAGTATGCCAACCTCGAGCGGCTGTCCGGCATGGCGCGGGACAAAGAGTTCCAGATGTTCTGGGCCAACTGCGAGGTGATCAAGCCCAGCATCTACGCCAAGCCGCCGGTGCCGGTGGTGGTGCCGAAGTTTAAGGACCGTCGCCCGGTTTACCAAGCCGCCAGCGAACTGATGGAGCGCTGCGCGGTAGTGGCGTTCGACCTAGCGCATATTGATGAGTTGATGAAGCTGATCCGCGACGATCTCGCGCTGATCGATCGTGGCGTGGCGTGGTGCCGCTACGAGAGCGGCAAGGACAGCGGCGCGTACTACGACAGCGAGCGTGTCTGCATCGACTTCAAGAACCGGCGTGACTTCCTGCATTCGATCTCGCGCAACTGGAACGAGGTGACATGGGTTGCCGCCGCCAGCTATCTGACGCGAGGCGAGGCCCGCAAGCGGTTCTATAAAACGTCAAAAGACGAGTACCAGAAGGCCGAGTACAAGGCCGACAAGGATGGCAAGGAAGTCGGTGGCGCCGACAAGCGCGAGCGGGCGAAGTTCTGGGAGGTCTGGAGCAAGACTGAGCGTCGCGTGGTCTGGGTGGCCGAGGGCTGCGAACTGATACTGGACGAGGACGATCCGCACCTCGAACTGGAAGGGTTTTTCCCCTGCCCAAAACCGGCTTACGGCACGGTGCAGCGCGGCTCGCTGGTGCCGGTGCCTGACGTCCTTCAGTACAAGGACCAGCTTGACGAACTCAATCTGCTCACTGGCCGCATCCACGCACTGAGTGATGCGCTGGAGGCGAAGGGTTTCTACCCGGCCGGTGGCGCAGAACTGGGCGATGCGGTGCAAGCCGCCATCAAGGCGAAAACGCCGGGACGCATGTTGGTGCCGATCTCCAACTGGGCTGCATTTGGCGGCAGCAAAGAGGTGATCGTCTGGTTGCCTATCGACATGATCGCCCAGACCATCACGGCGCTGGTCGCGCTCCGCAAGCAGGTGATTGAGGACATCTACCAGATCATGGGGCTGTCCGACATCATGCGCGGTGCCACCGACCCGCAGGAGACGCTGGGGGCGCAGCAACTCAAGACGCAGTACGGCTCGACCCGCATCCGCGACAAGCAGCAGGAACTGGTACGGCTGGCGCGTGACCTTGTGCGGATTTCAACCGAGATTATCACCGAGAAGTTCGACGCCGTCACCATGATCGAGATGTCGCAGACGCAGTTGCCGACACAGGCAATGGTGCAGTCGCAGATGGCGCAGGTGCAGCGCCAGATGCAGATCCAGCAGCAACAGGCCGGGCAGATGCTCCAGCTTCCACAGGCGCAGCAGATGGCGCAGCAGAAGCCGGAGATGGCGCAGCAACTGACGCAGCAGTTTCAGCAGATGCAGCAGCAGGGCATGGACACGATCGCCAAGCTGCGCGAGAAGCCGACGATCGAGCAGGTACTGACGTTCGTGAAGGACCAGCGCATGAAGTGTTTCGTTCTCGACATCGAGACCGACAGCACCATCATGGCGGACGAGAACGCCGAGAAGGAGAAGCGCACCGAGTTCATTCAGGTGCTGGGCGGGCTGATCACGCAACTGTCGGCGATGATCGCGGCAGAACCAAAGACCGCCGAGTTCGCCGGAGAGATCATCAAGTTCGCTACCGCGCCGTTCCGCGCCGGACGGCAACTCGATGGCGCCATCGACGATCTCGTCAACCAGATGAAGGCGAAGAGCGACCAGCCCAAGCCCGACGATCCGCAGACGCTCAACGCCAAGACGCTCATTCAGGTCGAGACCATGAAGAACGAGCGTGCGAAGGAGGCCGATCAGGCCACCAACAAGCTGAAGATGGCTGAACTGGAGCAGCGCGACAATCACAAGAAGATGGAGTTGCTCAACCAGCAAGCCATCGAGCGCATGAAGCTGAACGCCAAGGCTGGCGACCAGCAGGTCAAGATGCAGGTGCAGAACGAGAAGCGGATGGAGAACCGCGAGGCGCATCAGGCCCATATGATGGAGCAGGAGAACGAAGGGCGCCTGAAAACGTGGCTGGCGAGCGCCAAGATTGCGGAGGTCAACGCCAAGGCCGCTGACCGGCAAGCTGCCGCAGCCGATCGCCGTGCCCAGCAGCAGTTCAAGCTGACGCAGCCGAAGGGCGGAGGCAGCGGGGGACTGATACCGTGAAGAAGAAGGACATCGAGAGGCTGGCGGCGCCGTGGCTCATGGGTGAGACAGCGGCACAGGACCGCTACACCGTACCAAACCGGAGCCGGTCGGAGGATTTATCACCGCCGTATCTGGCCGAGGATGAGCCGCAGCAGTCGCCGTTCTCGCTTGATGCGCAGGCCGGTTCGCCGTCGATGTCAGGAAGGGTGTTCGACAGGTCTCGCACTGCGCTCGATCCCTATGACTGGCGAGCGATGCTTGGTTATCGTGGAGGGTTTTGAGTGAACCCCAACGAATACGACTGGCAGATGGGTTCGCTGGCCGACCCCTACCTCGCGCCCGACGAGCGCCGCATGCAGCCGCCGCCGCAGGACGCGCCGTGGCCGCAACAGGCGCTGGCGTCACCGGGCGATCCAGCGTCGTGGAAGCCGGAGCCGACACGGCTGGCGAGGTGGCCCTACGAGCCGCCGCCGGTCACCGGCACGAACCTAGAGCAACAGAGTAGCATCGACGCCGCCGACGCCGCCGCTTACCAGACGAAGTCGCGCTATCGTAACGCACTGGCGCGTGATCCCGAGAGCAACAAGATGGGCGCCCTCGCCGAGATGCTGGCGCCGCAGACGCCGCTCGACTACGCCCTGCTGGCGTCAGGCCCGTTGCGTGTGGCGTCGGTTCCGGTGCGGGCGGCGATCTACGGCGGAGCCGCCGCGCTCGACCCGACTGAAGCAAAGGCTGCGCCGTGGAAGAAGCTGATCTCCGCCACCAGCGTTTATGACCTGTCGAAGCCGGACCCGTTGTCGTGGCATCGCATCGCCAACCGCAAGCTGACCCGCCCGCTGGAGGACATCCCGATCGAGATGACTGGCGAGCGCCCGACGGCAGACATCATCAGGCCGGAAAAGATGGAAGGCAGCGTCATCACTCCGCTGGTTGGCGACCCGACCAGCGCCGGGATGAGCATCACCAGTATCGACAAGATACCGCTGACCTACCCGCTCAACACTTGGGGAGGTCACGGCTACATCCGCGAGACCGGCGGCTACGCCAACGACGCTAGCATGGCGACCACCTATGCCAACCGCGTCAAGCAGTTGCAGGAGAAGTTCGACACCGACCAGATCATTGGCACGCACATGAAGATGGGGGCGCAGTCCGGCGACTTCTCGCACCACACATGGTCGGCGCTGGCCCGCATGCTGCCGAACGCCGGGATGTCGAAGAAGGAAGTCGCCGCGCTCGACAGCGCCATCGAGGACAGGCTCAGCAAGGTGCCGCAGCCGAAGGGCGAGAAGCGGCCAGAGTTCCCCGGCGTCAAGTCAGACGTTCTCGAACAGCATCTCGCGTCGCAGCCCGACCCGTACCGCAAGGCGTTCATCACCGCTGTCGAACAGAGCGAAGGCAAGATCGGAAACGTGCCGGACGTCGTCGCCGTCCGCAAGGCGATCACCGACCCCGACCTGCTCTATGCTCCGGCAGGTTCGTCGGGCCTGTCGATGACCCGCCTGACCGGCGGCGTCGAGCGCGGCACGCACCCGGATTTTCCGCGACATCTGATGGGCGAGAACCCGATCAGCCTTGGCGCTCCGCTGCGGCAGGAAGTGGTATTTCCAGACATCGTGAAGAACTTCGACCGCACGCAAGATCCGCCGTTCTGGGCGCGTAAGATGTACATACCGCCTTCCGGCATTCCGCACGCGCAAGTCGCTACACCGCGATGGGTCGATGATGTATCACGCTATCAGGAGAACGTCGGCCAGATGGGTGAACTGGCCGCGTTCAACAAGTACGTTCTCGACCGCTTTGGATGGAAGTAACCAGAGGAGGGCAGCATGGCCCAGAGTGAAGCTACCGTCACCGTCGCCAACCCTACGCCGCCGACCAACATCTCCTGCGTCAGCCCCGGCTCCGCACCGTCCGCCGACGGTCTCGCACAAATTGGCGCTGGCGTCCCGGTCGCGCCGACCGCGATCGCCACACCGGTCTCAGGCCCGGCTGCCGAGGCGACCGGCACCGTGGTGATCGACACCGACCCCGGCGGGACGTCGATCAGCGTCATGGGCAACTTCACCGCTACGCCGAACGGCAGCCACGCCACGATGGCGGCACCTGCGGTGAATGCCACCATCACCGGCCTCATACCGGCAACGCAGGTAGGAGTTGGCGGCTCAGGGTCGCTCACGGTTAACGGCACCGGCTTCACGCCGCAGTCCGTGGTCAGCGTCAACGGCGTGCCGCAGACGACGCAGTTCAACAGTGCCACGCAACTCAAGGTGCTGAATGCGCCGAGGAGGAGCAGCGCAGGAAACTTGCCGGTTATTGTGACGACCGGCTCCTACTCTACTGCGGCAACGAACTGGGCGTTCACATGAGCATCAAAAGCATCAACGAGCCGTTGGGACCGGGCCGGACGACGATGGTCCTCCCTGCCTCCATCAACGAGCCGCCGTCGGTTGACGATTTGCCGCCGGACGCAATCCCCGAGCCGACCATCACTTCGCTGTCACCGGACGGCGCAGTGTTGGGCGAACCCAGCTTCACGATGTTCATCAGCGGCAGCAATCTGTTCGCTCAGAGCGTTATCGTGTTTGCCGGGCAGGACGAGCCGACGACGCTCAACGCCGACGGAACGCTCTCGACCGGCATCAACATGGACGTCTGGCATGGGCCAGACACCGTGCAGGTCAGCGTCAAGAACGGCAGCAAAATGAGCAACGAACTGCCGTTCACGTTCGCTGCGCCGACAACCAGAGGAGCGAGACATGGCAAGGGAGCCAGAGCATAAGACGCCGGAGCCTAAGACGGAGGCGCCGAAAACACCGGACACCACCAACACCCCGGTGAGCATCAACGAGCCGCCGGGATCGGGAGCGGTGCCGGAGGATCAGAAGCCGGACGACAAGCGATCGAAGAAGTAGGAGACAGACATGGGCATGCCGGTCGTTACGGTAGCAGCGGGCGGCATGCCTGTTGTCGATGTCACGGCGACCAAGCCGGACCTTGGAATGCCGGTGACGGAGGCGGCGAACAAGTATGGCGTGGCGGTGACCAAGGTCGCGGTCTACGGACTGCCGGTGACCTTCGTGGCGCCGCCGCTTGTTTCACGAGAAACAAATGACAGCGAAGCTGACCGAAGTGGCGCCGGGAAAGTGGCGCATCGACAAAAGGCAAATCGCCCCAGCGCGAAGTGATCTGGCGGTGCCCTATGTCATTAGCGACACTATGGAGCCGACTGAGCAGGTGGATGGGCGGTTTTACACTTCAAAGGCCACCTTCCGCGCCGTCGGCAGAGCGCACGGCCTCATCGAGGTCGGAACTGAGAAGTTCAGGCCCAAAGAACGCGCGACGGCGGGCCGGAAAGAAAAAGAGGCCAGACGAGCAACGCTGAAGAAGGCGCTCGAGCGCTACAAGGCAGGGCATCGTGCCAAGCACCTCGCCTAGACAGAAGAAGTTCATGCGGATTGCGGCGCATGACGCCGGGTTCGCCGCCAAGGCTGGCATCAGCCAGTCGGTGGCGCGGGACTTCTACCGCGCCGACAAGCGACGCGACACGATCAGGAAGGCGATCCGCAGAGTACGAAACGGGAATTGATCTAGATCAACAGCCGCTCAGACCGGCAGGGAGTTTCAAATGTCCGACACCAACATTGCGCCTCCAGCACCGGCGTCAGCACCGTCAGCACCGGCACCGTCCACCGGCGAGGTGGTGATCGACCAGAACCCGGCCAGCGCACCCAAGCCGGTTGGGCCACAGGCGCCGGACGCGCCGGTCGGAGATCTGGAGGGCGGCAAGGGACGTCCGCCCAGTCGCCGTGAGGCCATCCAGAAGGCTTTCGAGCGGGCCAACGTCGAGGAGCAGCCCGAGCATAAGAAAGTGGTCAAGCGCGGCATGGGCGACAACAACCCGCCCGAGACTATGGAGAAGGAAAAGGGCGAGAAGCCGGAGGCGAAGAAGCCGGAGCGGTATCGGGAGGGTGGCCGCTTTGCGAAGGCGCCGGATCAGGCGGAGGCGGGGCGTCAATCAGCGCGTCAGGCGCCAGACGCCGGTAAACCATCCGCGCCGCTTCCCGAAAATGCGCCTTATAGAGAGCCGCCACCGCGATTTTCCGAGCGCGGTAAGCAGGAGTGGGCGTCGGCACCAGAAGGAGTGCGCGGCGAGGTCTATCGAATGGCGAAGGAGTTCGATGGCGCATACCGGCAGTACCGTGGCGACCATGAGGAGATGAACACCATACGCCATTTCCACCAGATGGCGAGCCAGCATGGCACGACGCTGGCGCGGGCGCTCACGAACTACGTTGGCATGGAGCAGAAGCTGCGGCAGGATGTCGTCGGCGGTCTCGACGTCATCATAAGCAACCTGAACCTGCGGACGAACGAGGGGCACAAGCTGACGCTGCGCGACGTCGCCTATCATATTCTCCAGCAGAACCCCGATCAGCACCGGCTCATCCAGCAGGGCAACGCGCAACAGGCGCAGACGCATCAGATCGGCCAACTGCACCAGATCGTGCAGTCTCTTGCGCAAAACGTCCAAGCAATGCAGACTGAGAAAGTATTCGGTCAAACACGGTCAGCCGTGGATCAGTTCGCTGACACGCATCCGAGGTTTGACGAATTGGGCGACCTGATAGAACAGGAACTTAAATTCGGTTTCGACCTCGAGACCGCGTACCTGAGAGCCGAAAGGCTCCGCCCCGCTTCAGGACGAGCGGCTCAGACCCGCAACGGCACACCGGCTCAGACCCGATCAGACAAGTCGATTTCCGGCGCTCCAGATGCTGGCCCCTCAGAAGGGCAGCGGCGGAAAAGCGATAAACCGATTGGCCGACGCGAAGCCATTTCAAACGCAATAAAGCGGGTGAATGGCAGCGTCTAAATTCTGAGGACGGCAGATGCCGAACATCAACGCTAATGCTGCTTATCAGCAGATACTTTCGATGGCGCTCGAAGATCGTTCGAGCGGATACCAAGATCTCGTGTCGGCGAACAACGCTCTGCTCGCCGTCATGCGGCGTAAGGGCCTTTGGCAGACATATTCGGGTCCGCGCATTCGACAGACACTCCAGATCGCCAAGCAAGTCGCGCAGTGGTACAGCGGCTACGACCAGTTGCTGAACCCCGCCATCGACCTGTTCAACGATGCCTACTTCGACCCGAAGATGGTCGTCGTTCCTGTCATCCTTTCGATGCAGGAAATCCTGAACAACGAGGGCGAGGCCCAGTTGATGGACGTCTACGACAGCTACATCGACGCCGCCGAGCGCTCGCTGGAAGATGTCATGGACGCCGCGCTGTACTCCGACGGCACCGCCAATGGCGGCAAGCAACTCACCGGCCTCGCGACTGCGGTGCCGATCGTCACCAACAGCGGATTGTACGGCGGCATCGATCGCACCAACGCGATCTGGCAGACCAAGGCGTACGACGCGCAGACGATGGCGACGGCTATCGGCACGCAGGTGCTGTCAACGACTATCCGCCCGATGCTCAACTTCATCATGACCAAGCAGTCTCGCGGCAAGGACTACGCCGACCTGTTGATCATGTCGCCCGAGCATTACGCGGCCTACGACGCGGCGACTGTCGCCATCCAGCGGCAGACCAACGAGACTTCTCTGGGCAAGCTGGGCTTTTCTTCAGTCGAGTATATCGGTGGCGGCAAGCGGGCCGAGATCGTCCTCGACGGCGGCATTGGCTCCAACATGCCAGCAAATACGACCTTTGGGCTGAACACCGACAGCTTCCGGCTGCGGTACCACCCGAACAGAAACTTCGACAACCTGTTCGACGGCGAGGGCCAGATGCCCATCGATAAGGACGCCATCGCGCAGTTCATTGGCTGGATGGGTGAGTTGACGCAGGTCAACCCGCTCTTCAACTGGCGCTTCTACGACAGCAACCCGGCCACCTAGCTTCGGAGGTCACTCCGAAAAAACTGGAGCCGTCATCGTCACCAGTCCCGAAAACAGGTGTCCCTAACCCCCGATGACGGCTCCAGCCCCATTCCCTCAGACGGAGAATTGAAAATGCCAAAAGATCCCGATGAAGCAGTAGTCGCGCTGTTCAAGCATCACGCGATCAAGAACGAGGACAGGTCGGCGAAGGAAGGCCGACCGATCTATGACGACATGGAGATCGTTGAAATCCGTTTTCCCGGCTCGCGCAGCGTGTCGGTATTTCCGGCGACGGCATTCTCGCACTGGATGAACGACCCGACGACTGGCGAGCAGACCCGCGTCACCTATGCCGAACGGTTTTCGCGCCAGTATCAGCAATTTAAGTCGCACACCGCACAGACCAAGAGCGGCACGCCGCTCCAGCATGTGCCCTTTCTCACCGAGGCCCGTCGGGCCGAACTTCGCGCCCTCAACATCTACACTGTGGAGGCGCTGGCATCTGTCGATGGGCAGGAACTGAAGAACCTTGGTCAGGGAGGTCGCGACCTAAAAAACAAGGCGCAGGAGTTCATCGCCGAGAGCCGACAGGGCGCTCCGAATGCGGCGCTACTCGCCGAGGTCGAGGCGCTCAAGGCCCGCAATGCCATCCTCGAAGAGGATGCCAAAGTGCGGCAGAGCGAAGGTGGCGATCCTTTCGAGAACATGACGCTCGATATGCTGCGTGACTTCATTGCGACCAATACCGGACGCGCACCCCACGGTTCGCTCAATCGCAAGACGCTCGTGCGGATGGCGACGGAGGCACAATCCAAGGTGACCTGATGACGTTACTGTCGGTGACGAAGGATGTCTGCGCGGCAGTCGGCGTTCTGATCCCGCCGACTTCCGTATTTACCAGCATCACCGGCAACCGCACGATGCAGGAGATGCTTTCGCTCGCCAACGAGATGGCGCAGCGCATCTCGTACGACACCCGCGAGTGGACGGCGCTGAAGGTGCTGGCGACCATGACCGGCGACGGCATCAAGACTGCCTTCGACCTCCCGGCGGACTACAAGCGCATGCTGCTCACGGCAAACGTCTGGCGCTCCACGCAGACGCAGTTCCCGATGCGCTTCATCGTTGACACCGATGAGTGGATACAGCGCCGGGCGCAGGGCAACTACGACACTCGCGGCGAGTGGACGATCATGGGCGGGAAGATGCACATCCAGCCTGTGCTGAAGGTCGGCCAGACTGCGACGTTTGCCTACCTGCACAAGAACTGCATCACACTCGCCGCCGGAGGCGCCGGTGACGCCTTCATGGCCGACGGCGACAGCTTCGTGCTGGGCGACCGGCTGCTGAAGCTGGGCATGATCTGGCAGTGGAAAGCGTACAAGGGCACGCCTTACACCGAGGACATGGGGACGTATGGCGACGCCCTCACGATGGCAATGGGGGCTGACCAGCCAGCGCCGATCTACATTGGCCGCACACCGATCTCCGCCAACGCCGCCACTGCCTATCCATTCCCGGCGCCGACGCCATGAGCCTCCACCAAGCATTTCGCAGGGTGCCGGTGCCGCCGCAGATGGCACAACGCTCGACGCCGTACATCATCCCGGCGCCGACACGCGGCATCGTGCAGAGCGAGAACTACACCTTTATGCAGCCGGGCGCCGCCATCAT